CCAAATTACTTGCTAGATTTAACAACAGATTTTGAAAAAGACTTCTTGACTTTTAAGTCATAAGTATGTTATACTAGAACTACAATAACAGACAGCAAAGGAGAATTTTATGAAGAAGTTATTGTTAGCAGGAGCAGCCGCATTGTCAATGACCGTTGCTACTGCACACGCAGATAATGTAAAAGTTAACGATGCATTTGTTACCAATCATTACAATACTGTTGTAAAGCGAATCCCCCAGACAGAACAAATCTGTCGTACAGTAGATGTACCTATCTATGGGCATAATAATAAAAACAATACTAATGATATGATCATTGGTGGGATCATCGGAGGTATTCTTGGCAATCAAATTGGCAAGGGTAGCGGTAAAGAAGCAGCCACAGGTATTGGCGCACTAAGTGGAGCCATTATTGCCAACGAAAATGCCAAAAAGCATAACCAACCTATTATTGGTTATCGTCAAGTAGAACAGTGTGAAAATAAAACTACTTACACAACTACTGAACATGAAGTCTATAGCCACAGTACAATTACATTTTGGGAAGATGGTAGAAAGTATGTCGTCCAGTTCCGCAAATAAAAAGTGGTCTTACAGTTTTAGTTGGACACAGCCGTACAATAGCGTAAGCATGAACCCTGTGTACCAACTAAACACAAAAAAAGAAGAAAGTATGGCTGGAAAGAACGAACTCGAATTGCTCATTTACAATGACGTAAAGGAATGGGCTGAAGTACATATGCTAGACGGCGAAGATTGGGATGACTATTTTGAAAAATTGTCTCAAGACGAGTTTAGCAAACGTATGGATGAAGTAATGGACAAATACTGGAAAGACCATATTTTTCCAATCGACGAGTACGTTTAATTATGCTATATTAAATACACTGTTAAACTGTTCCCTGATAGTTCAGTTGGTAGAACACCGGACTGTTAATCCGTATGTCGCTGGTTCGAGTCCAGCTCGGGGAGCCAAAACAGGAGAGTTGGCTGAGTGGTCGAAAGCGGCACCCTGCTAAGGTGTTGTACCTATAACGGGTACCGTGGGTTCGAATCCCACACTCTCCGCCATTAGAGGAGAAAATGGGTCATAAAACCAGTATTGATTATGCAGAGGAAAGCGGACTACGACATGCTCTGCAGCCTTTCAAAGTAAAAAGAATTAGAAACGAAGAACTCACAGAAGAAGAAAAGATTGTTGAAAAGTGGATTCTTAACAGAGTAAAATATTTAGAAGAAAAATAATTATGCGGCATTGGTGTAGTGGTAACATGCGAGCCTTCCAAGCTCTTGTCACCGGTTCGAATCCGGTATGCCGCTCCAGAACTGGTTGACACATTATATTCTCTGGATATATAATAAGTTGATAATTAAAAAGCCGGCGTAGCTCAGTTGGTAGAGCAACCGCCTTGTAAGCGGTAGGTCGGGAGTTCGAGTCTCTCCTCCGGCACCATTTTAAAGGAAAAGATATGACAGAGAAATGTCCTGAATGTGGGTTTGAATTACCTGAAGGAAATTTCTGTCCTATCTGTAGAGTTAGAAGAAAAGCGCCTGTGGTGAAATTGGTAGACACGCTAGATTTAGGTTCTAGTTCCGCAAGGAGTGGGGGTTCAAGTCCCTCTAGGCGCACCAAGGGGAATTAGCTCAGCTGGGAGAGCGCCTGATTTGCATTCAGGAGGTCAGCGGTTCGATCCCGCTATTCTCCACCACTATGTCCCGTTCGTCTAGTGGCCTAGGACACCGCCCTTTCACGGCGGCAACACCGGTTCGAGTCCGGTACGGGATACCATCCAAATAAATACTTGATGGAACTAATAGGACATCCTCTCGCTAAATCTAAAAAAATAAAAGCAGGATCAAGTGAAGATTTTGAAAAACCGGTAATTCCCTTCAACAAATGGCCAGCCCACAGTATATACTATGATTTTAATAAATTTGGATTTCGTTGCCCTGAATTTGATACAGTAAATTGGGAAGAGTCTGTTGTTGTTTTAGGGTGTAGTTGTACAGCTGGTGTAGGGCTGGCTAAAGAGAACACTGTAACTAGTTTACTAAGCAATGAAATCGGCCGCCCTGTAATTAATCTAGGTGTGGCTGCTTCTGGCATAGATCTTGCTTGTTACAATTCAATAATACTACACGATCATTTTCCGAAACCACTAGCAGTTGTACAATTATGGTCTGACACAGCTCGATATGTCGACATGGATAGAGAAAGATATCTTCATCCTCATTTATATTTTCCTAAACGTCATAATTACGATGCAAGATATAACTGGGATCTCCGATCATACTTTTATAGAAAAACTGATAAATCACTATGGGCAGGTAAAACCAAATACTATGAGGCTACTTTTTTCTTTGAAACTTCAAAATTATTTAATTGTGATTTTGTTCATCGTGAAGATCAAGCAATAGACGGATTACATCCTGGAATAGTTACTACTAGGAAAATGGCTCATTTGATTGCAACTAATCTAAAACTATAACTAAATAATTATACAATGTTCAAAGCGGTAAAAGAAATTATCTGGCATTTGACTTGCGCTAACTGCAAGGGCTGGTTTACTTTTGCCACAATGGACGAACGGTATTGTATAGATCGAACAACTTTTCATTGCCCGCATTGTGGTTCTAAAGCAAGATGTGAAAAACCGGTTGACAAGCCGTAATAAGTATAGTATATTACTAATATAAACAAAGAAGGAATATTAACATGTTCAAGACTAACACAACAAATATTACTTGTTGGCCTCCAGGAAGTAGGGGTATGTCTTGACGTGACTTTTAAGTACGTTATGAGCCCCTAGCACTAATAATGTTAGGGGCTTTTTTATCGGTGTAGCTCAGTGGTAGAGCGGCGGTCTCCAAAACCGCGTCAGCGGGGGTTCGAATCCCTCCACCGGTGCCATATACTCGGTGTAGCGCAGTCTGGCAGCGCATCTCATTTGGGATGAGAGGGTCGTAGGTTCGAATCCTACCACCGAGACCAATTATGTGAGCGTGGCGGAATGGTTACGCAGCAGATTGCAAATCTGTACAATGCAGGTTCGAGTCCTGTCGCTCACTCCAATTTTTTGGTTGACAGATCTCGTTTTAGATCGTATAATATATGTATAAAGTAAAAATTAAGAGGGCGAGATGTCTAAAGATATTTGGGTAATCAGCGACACACATTTCAACCATGCTCCAATCCTTAAATTTAAGGATTATGCTGGCCTGCCTCCTAGAGGAGAGTTTGACAATGTTGATCAAATGAATCAGTGCATGTTAGATAATTGGGCGAGTGTTGTGAAACCAAACGATACAGTTATTCACTGTGGAGATGTTTTGTTTGGCGAAAACAAGGTCGAATGGTTAGAAGCAAACTTTGCTAAGTTACCTGGCAAGAAAAGACTTGTGCTAGGTAATCACGACAACGTAAAGTTTCTAGCACCGTTCTTCAAGGACATACAGTTGTGGATTCAAATGGACAAGTTTATTTTAACACATACTCCTTTGCATCCTACTACTCTTGCAGAATCGCATAGATTTGATGCAGAAGGTATGTTGAACGTTCATGGACACATCCACAGTAATCCTTCACCAGAAGGTCCTTACAAGTGTGTATGTGTTGAGCAAATCAACTACACTCCGGTTAACCTCGAGGAGTTGATATGAAAATTTACTGGGCGCCATTAGATAATAAAGAACTAAATCTTACCATGGCATATTACGAGCCAACGAGGCTATCAAACAATATTCCTATAGATTTAAGAGATAGTGCATATTATCGGTGCCCAGCATTTATGGAAACTGTTAAGAATACTTTTGTCTTAAAAAGTCCTATCAGTATCAATGCTGACTTCAGTCCTTCTGCACAACGTTTTGAAACAAACTATGAGGAGATGTTTAAGTTAAAAGTAAGAATTGATGACAGTGTTGATCACGGTATTGTTCAGTTTGGATTTAACTATCTTCTTTTTGCAGAAAAGCCAGTCAAAGTTACACAGATGCATCCTTATTTGCATCATAACTCATTTACAGAAAATGGTAATGTGTTATTAGGAGAGTTTGACTGTGGTAGATGGTTACGCCCATTACAGGCAGCATTTGTTATTAATCCAAAACTTAAAGATTATTCTTATAAAATCAAAAGAGGAGACATTTACAGTTATATAAGATTTCATACTGACGAAAAAGTAGAACTTGTAAACTTTGATGTTACACCTAAAATAGAAGAAATTGCAGATAGTTGCTTACAGATGAAAAACAGTGGGCATTCATCTCCTTTTTCACTTGACTTTTGTTATAATCAGTTTATAATGTATAGACGTAAACAGGCAATCATGAGAGAAATAAAGGCACAAGGACTATGAGAACACAACCACAAACTATTATCCGTAATCTAGAAGAAAACAACAGTCGTCTAGAAAAAGAAAAAATCCTACAGGTAGCAGCCGACGAAGGCTTGCCAGAGTTCTTTGACGGATTGCGTATGGCACTAGATCCGCTTGTAACATTTGGCGTTAAGCAAGTGCCTGAAGCAACAGAAGATGGACAAGGCTTGCCAGCCAATGCCTTTGCAGAACTTGCTAGACAACTACAAGAACGTGAACTAACAGGACATGCTGCTCGTGATGCTATTCAGTTGGCAATGAGTGTTGCTACAAAAGAGCAATGGAATGGTTGGTATCGTCGTATCCTTATCAAAGACTTGCGCTGTGGCGTAAGTGAAAAGACTGTAAACAAAGTAGTACCGGGCACCGTTCCTGTGTTTACTTGTGCTCTAGCACACGATAGTGCTAATCACGAAAAAAAGATGATTGGCAAAAAACAGATTGAAGTTAAATTAGACGGCGTTCGTGTTATAACAGTCATTCAAGGCAACAAGGTTGAAATGTACAGCCGCAACGGAAAACAGTTTCACAACTTTGGACACATCATTGCAGAGATTGAAAAGGTTTTGTCATACGATCCTGCACCATATGATTTGGTTTTGGACGGCGAAGTAATGAGTGCCAATTTTCAAGATCTAATGAAACAGGTACATCGTAAAGACAATGTCGAAGCAGACGATGCTGTACTACATTTGTTTGACTGTGTGCCACTAGCAGACTTCCAAAAAGGTGTATGGAATAAGCCACAAAGCACTCGCAGTCTGCTTGTAGAGGCTTGGGTAAGCAAGCATAAAGCGTTTTTAAAGCATGTACAAGCGTTGCAATGGGAAACAGTAGATTTGGATACACCCGAAGGACAAGACCGCTTTGTAGCGTTAAATAAAGCGGCTGTAGACGGCGGATACGAAGGCGTTATGATCAAGGACGTTGATGCACCTTATGAATGTAAGCGTACACACGCCTGGCTTAAAGCAAAGCCGTTCATTGAAGTAACATTGGAGGTTAAGGATGTTGAAGAAGGAACAGGACGAAATGAAGGAAGACTTGGAGCACTCGTTTGCCGCGGTGAGGATGATGGACGGATGGTTGAAGTCAATTGCGGCAGCGGGTTTAGTGACAATGATCGCGATACCTTTTGGAGCAATCGTGGGTCTTTGGTTGGCCAACTTGTAGAAGTAAGAGCAGATGCTATTACACAGAACCAAGACGGCACTTATTCACTTCGCTTCCCAAGGTTCAAAACCTTCCGCGGTTTCGAAGTTGGCGAAAAACTTTGATCTATGAAATATGGAAGATAAAATGCCACGCAAATATGAAGTATCAAAAACATTTGAAATTGATAGTGGCACGGCAGATCGTCTTGCTATTCAAAGTCTTAAGCAGCACTACAACTACGCCGTAGAAGACTTGGACGACTTTGTGCTACACCAAAAAGGCCATCCTGAGGACTACGACCATAACCTCAAACTCAAACACGCCCTTGAAATAGTTCTTGACTACTACGGCGTTTGACCTTATCCGGAGTATACAAATCAATGAAAATTGGATTAAGCCTTTCACGCTGTATGCGTGATATACTAGAGAAAAAGGTAGACATCGACGATGTGCTGGTAATTGTTGCTCGCACAGATGTAGATCCTAACAATGACGATCACTGGAAACAGATTTGGGATGGTTATCTCTATGGCGGATTTAGTAATGCAGAGTGGGCAGGATTAGAAGATCACGAACAAGAGATGCGTGAAATTCTAATTGACTTGTATGGCTATGGTAAACTGCACCAGCCACGACAGTTTGGTGCTCACCCTCGACGTCTGCCTTACTACTGGTTAGACACATTTGCTCCAGAAGAGGAGATTGCAAAGAACCCTGCGGCACAAAAGGCGTGGGACAATTATAAACTAATTGCGGGGCTATCATAATGTATGCAGTAATGGTGTGTCTTGATGGAAAAGACGACTGGATCTTTGTAACAGAAAAAACAGAGGACTGTTGGGACTTGCGTCCTATGTTATTTGAGGATGCGCATAGTGCAATGGAAGTTGCAGATACTTTTGCAATCGAAGGCAAAGAACATAACGTAAAGGTGGTGAGCTATGAAGATTAAACTAGGACCATATAAAAATTGGTTTGGACCCTATCAACTAGCAGAACTTTTGATGTTCTGGGTGCCGAAGGAAAAAGACGAACACGGATTTCCACACACCGCAGATCGTGTACACAAATTTGGCGAATGGCTTGCTCATGGTAGCGTATGGCCTGAACCCAAAGTAGGTGACATTCATAAGTGGGGAGATCGTCCCCACACTTGGTTGTATAAGTTTCTAAGTTGGATTGACAGCAAGAAGAAACGTACTATCAAAGTACACATTGATCGTTGGGATACATGGAGCATGGATCATACACTTTCCTACATCGTACTTCCTATGCTCAAGCAACTAAAGGAAACCAAGCATGGCGCCCCGCATGTTGATCTAAAAGATGTGCCTAAAGAACTGCACGGTAAGAAACTTACCAAGAAGCAAAAGGACAACGGCGAAGTAGATGACAAACACTTTGAACGCTGGGACTGGGTGCTAGACGAAATGATCTTTGCGTTTGAAACCAAAGTAGATGACGGACGCTGGGAAGAACAGTTTGAAACTGGTGAATACGATCTACAATGGGAGAAACTAGAAAACGGCAACAGCCGAATGGTACATGGTCCTAATCACACTGCAAAGACTGATTGGGAAGGTAAAAAAGCATATCAAGAAAGGATTTCAAATGGCTTCCGACTCTTTGGGAAGTATTTTGAAAATTTGTGGGATTAGGTCCCACAATGATCGTTAATAGCATGAATCAGCGTATTTTAGAAATGCTTACTCGTTTGGCTATCGATTCTGGTGGTTATGCAAATTCTCGTCGTGTTCCGATGGCCGCAGGAATTACTTACAAAAAGCATTTAATTGCTACAGGTTTCAACCAAATGAAAACTCATCCTATGATGATGGGAGACGGTTATCGTGAAGATCAAATGTTTATGCATGCTGAAGTAGACGCTATACGCAATGCACTACGCTTGATTACACCCGGACAACTAGCACAGTGCGAACTAAACATAGTCCGCGTTAAACGACCGTACAGCGGCTCTAAGAGGTGGATATATGGTATTGCTAAACCCTGTCCAGGTTGCTCTAAAATTATCGCTAGTTTCGGTATTAAAAAAGTTTTATATACAGATAATCGCGAAGAAATACTTGACTTTGCTTAATAGTGGCTATATAATGTTAAAACAGAGTTAGGAGATACAGATGGCACTTCCGAAAGCACGTAAGAAAAAAGCAGTTCGCGGCGCACCTCGTGTAAAGCGTGGATCAAAACTTGCAGCACCAAGTTGGGATGGATGGGAAAATTGGAATGGCGAGCAGATTCATCGTCAAAGAGAAATGTGCCGATCTTTCTATTATGAAAATTTTAAGCCTGCTGATTTATACCTTAGTGTTTTTAAATGGATGAAAGCAAACGGCTATACAGCAGATCAAATCAAGAAAGCAAAGTCTGCTCCTAGCAGTAAAATGAGTATTACAGCAGGAATTATTGCAAGTACACTACTTGACGGTGCTCCTGATTATAGTGAAAAAGAAAATGACTATTGGGAAAGTCTAGCAGGCACTATGGGTAGTAAAGAACCCATGAGTAACTTTCTTAAGAGACGCATTGAAATCGCGATCGAAGAAGGAAGCAAAGTTGTAATTGAAAAGAAAGCGGAAGAAAAAGAAAAAGCAAACGTATATGTTCCTACTATCCAAGAACGTATCCGAGATCAGTCACAAGATATGGCTGAAGATATCGATGTATGGTTAGAAGGTTGGGTTGAAGATCCTAAAACATTCGATCCAAAAGGTTTTGATTTTAAAAAGCACTTCCAAAAGTTACAACCTAGCCAAGCTCATGCACGTAAAATGAAAGGGTTTTATGAAAACGTACTCGACGACTATGACGAACTCGAACGTATGCCGACTTCTGGTCAGCTCGGAAAAATGGAAGAACGAGAAGCAGACCAATGGGTGCAACTTAAAGAAGGATACGCCCACATTAAAAAAGCAGACATCAAAAAATATCGCTCGGCTATTGACGAATTACGATCAGCACTAGACTTCATTATTGATAGTGCAAAAGCAAACCGTAAGCCTCGCAAGGCTAAACCAAAGAGTGCAGACAAGTTAGTTTCAAAACTAAAATACTGCAAAACAGACGAAAAGTATAAACTCGCAAGTATTACTCCAGAGCAAATTATTGGAGCAAGTGAACTTTGGGTGTTTAACGTTAAAACACGCAAACTTGGCAAGTATGTTGCTATTAATCCAGACCCAACTGGTATGGGCAGAGATGGCAGCGGATTACAAGTCAAAGGTACTACTATCATCGGATATAAAGAAGATGAGAGTATTCAAAAGACATTACGCAAGCCAGATGAGCAACTACGAGCGTTTAAGGATGCTGGCAAAGTAAAATTACGCAAGTTCTTAGAAGAAATCCCAACAACTGACACTAAACTTAACGGAAGATGCAACCCTGACACAGTACTATTGAAGATATCTTAATAAATACAGTATGAGATATTCTAAAATAGGAAACTGACAAATGGAGCACGTTAACGATACCCTGGCAAGTTTAAAACAGTCGTTGGATGGTGTTCATACTGCTATTGAAAAAATAGCACTGAAACCCGCCGAAAAGCCGACATTCTTCAACAATGAAATCAGCGGCGACAAGATACACGGCGGACGTATCACACAATTTAGCAGTGTAGGAATTAAGGATGACGCAACAAAACAAGTTGTTGCTGTCAAAGATGACGGTCTACACGCTGATAACTTATGGGTCAATACCCTTAAAAACAACGACGGTGTTAAGATTTTAGGTGGACTAAATGTTGATGGAAAGATTACAGCAACAAGTCTACACGTTGATGAAATTACAGCAGATGTTCGTAACGAAAGAAGTTCTCCATTAGAATTTGTTCCAGACGCAGGCGGCAGTATCTATGGAAAAGGTATTGTTTGGAAGGAAGCAGGTCCTACTAAGCAATTTGTATACAGAGCCAATCCAGATCGTATATGGTCAACAGAATCAATTGATCTTAATAGAGGACAGTCTTATAAAATTGATAATATAGACTTGTTAACTGTTGATGAGCTAGGTCCTAGTATAAGAAAAAGTAGCCTAACTAAAGTTGGAACATTAAACAATCTACGCACACTTGGCAATCTAAGCATTGACGAATTTATCATCTACAACAGTGATAGCCAGCGTTTAGGTATCGGTACAGATGCTCCTAATGGCATATTAAGTATTACTACTCTTGATAGCGAATTTTTTATTGATACTGATGCAAAATCAGTTAAAATGGGTACATGGACAACTGATGACTTACAGATACTTACCGACAATACTACACGTTTAACTGTCAAATCAAACGGCAAGATCGACATTGGTCAAAACGGCAATGATAATGCTAGAGTTAGTATCTATGGCAAACTTGGTGTAGGAGTGAATAACGTTGCTGAGAATGTGTCAATTTCTACAGCAAATGCTATCGAAGTTGCTGGCACAAAAATTATGAGCGGTGAGTCAGCACCAACAAATGGAACATTCCGCCAGGGCGATGTTATGTACAATACCAATGCAGCACCAACAGGCTATGTTGGCTGGGTTTGTGTGCGTGAAGGTACACCCGGTGTTTGGAAACCGTTCGGTAAAATTTCTTCTTAATATTACATTATAATACTTCTCTAATTGTCTATAAATAATTTGCAATAGGCATGGAGGCATTACAATGGATCATATCAAACTGTGGCAAGCGGCTGCCACAATACTTTCTTTCACCGCATTAGCACTAATCGTATTCGTATATTGGATAGGACTAGAAACTTGGTATCATTATACCATAGTTATAATATGTAGTGTATTTTTCGCAGTAGGAGTAACCTGGTGGTACTGGGCACTTAACCAAATAGCGAACTTTGCCATTTACATACGATCTCTTAAAACAACAATACAAGAACTAAAAGATGACTTGAAGGATGTTAAAAAAGATTTATAAGTTATCTAATTTGGTGTTTAATAAAATCAAGGATGTGAGTTTGTTTGGGTGTATCCCAAAGGCTCACTGATCCTTGTATACTTGAGCTTGCAAAACTGCCGCCTGCAATATCAAGAGCAATCTTACCGTGGCCAATAGCCACACAATTACCTGAATAAACCTCTGCAACTTCAGGTCTATAAACAAATAGTTCAGTTCCTGAAAGATCATAAACCTTCATTCCGCCGTCGTTATTAAACCCTGGCGAGTCTGCTTGTTCCATTCCGACTACTATTCTTCCATCACCGATAGCAAGTCCCTTACCAAAAAAGATGTCTGATGATGCACTTTCATCAATAATAAATTCTTCATTGCCATCAGCATCAAATACATATACCTTTCTAGCAGCAGGCGCACCTACTAAAAACTTTCCGCATCCAGCCGCTACTTTGTAACCAAAGTTATCACCAGCGGCTGCATCGCTTGCTGTAATTTTGTTTACTAGATTTCCTTCAAAGTCGAGAATATATGCTGATCCACTAGCATTGCCATCATCGTCGTCTGCCCATGCTCCAACAATAATTCTATTATTTCCTATTGCAAGACTTCTCCCGTAATCGTCACTAAGCCCTCCGTTTAAAAACCCATAGTCCATCTCGCGTATAAAATTTCCATCTAATGAGTAGATATATATTGTGCCACCGCCGAGGTGGGCACGATCGCCAATAGCGATCAATCCGTGTCCTATTGCAACAGCAGCACCAAAAGTATCATTTACTGTACCAATTGCATAGTTTGGATTTTGTATGTGTATCTGGTTTGAACCATCTGCGTCAAAAATAAAGGCCGAACCTCCCAAGGTCCATTCGTCCAATCCATAAGCACCGACTACTACCTTTCCGCATCCTGCTGCTATTGAATTATTATTGGTAAAGTTCCGGCCGTAGTAGTTGTTTGATAGTGGATAATTTGGTACAATTCTTGCTTCTTCGGTACCGTCTAAGTTGAATATATGAAAAGAAGCCGCACGAGTTGCTCCATTGGCTTCGCCAAACTCGTCCCTCCCAACATAAATTTTACCGTTGCCAATTGCTATCCCAGAACTAAACTTATCGCCAGCAGCACCGTCTGATCCTGTAATATCTACTTGATTGCTTGGAAGTGTGGTTGTATCAAGAGAACTAACATCTATATAAAAATTAGTTGAATCTATTTGTACATTATTACCGTTTATTTTGTAAGCCATTAATATAGAACCTCCAACCAGTCTTCATACATTGTATCAATTGTTGATCCGATTTCGTATTCGTATACAGCACCCCGTGCTTCTAGGTTTACTAGTACATTAGGACATCCTACGTATATTTTACTAGATCCTATAGCAACTGATGCACCAAATTGATCGCCAGCATCGGTATCAGATCCTACTATTTTTATTTCATTTGAACCGTCTAGATCATATAGATAAACTGCTCCTCGACTGCTAGAATCACCCTGTGCGCCTACTAAAATTTTATTGTTTCTTACGTCAACACTATGTCCAAAATAAGTATTGGTAGCACCATCGCTTGCTGTAATTTTTATTTCATTTGAACCATCTAGATCATAAATGTAAACTGCACCCTCTCTAAGACTGCCGCCTTCAGCACCTACTACAATTTTCCCACAACCTATTGCAATCGATGAACCAAAATATCCAGAATTACCAGGATCACTAGGTTCTATAGGAAAAAGATAATTGCCATACATATCAAAAATGTAAACTATTCCGGAGTTATTAAATGATCCGCTATCGTAAAGCGGATCTCCAACTGCTAAACGTGCATGGTTAAGAGATAGACCGTACCGTCCGAAGCCGGTTGAACTGCCTGTTGACCCTGACGGATCTTGAATTATAATTTCGTTGCTGGTTTGGACTGTATACCGATTTTTTGATTGGCTACCGCCTGCTGGTTGGGTTCTATCGAGATCAAAAATACAAACTTTTGTTGGAGTATTGTTAATTCCTGAAATTGTACCAGCAGCAAGTTTACCACAGCCCATTGCAAGTTTTATTCCAAAATATGAATAGTCTACTGCTGTAGCAGGACCAATATTTGTTTCTGCTAGGAAGTTTTGGTTGTTTGATCCAACTGATAATCTAATTTGTCCTCGAGCAGTGCCGGATCCATCATAGTTAGGATCACCAACTGCTATTATTCCACTTCTAGTAGCAACACCACCTCTTCCAAAAACAGTACCAACACCTCCAAAACTTTCTATAAAATTATATGTCCACCATACTGCCCTACCCGCACTACTATTGTATTGACGTATTGTATAGGCCCATGTATTGTGCATTCCAGCAGCAACCGAAAGTCCTGTATTGTCTCCGGCAGTATCGCTTCCGGTGGTAATTTTTACTTCGGTAGCAGCAATATTTGCTACACTATCAAAACCGTCAAGGATAGGGTTACCAGTATCATCAATTACTTTTGTACCCTGTAAATAGAATGCCATTACTTATTTCCTCTTTGCAAATCTATTGCATCATAGATTGTGTAAACATGCGGAGTATCGAACACAAAAACTTCGCCTTGGTTACTTCCAGCGTATGGCGCTCCAACTACAATCTTCCCATTACCGATTGCATGAGAAGTACGGGCAAATCCAAATGAAGTATCGCTTGTATATGTAGCACCTACTCCTGAAGTGCCAGGGAATGACAAAGTGCCTAGATCTTGGAAATCTAAATTATAAATTCTTGCTGTGCTGCCACTACTTACTATAATTCTACCATTACCTATTGACACATCGTGAGCCGCAGCCACAAACGTTGTTAACTGATTACCTTGCAAGTCAAACACATATGCAGCCCCGTCACCAACACCTGTAGAAGGCTCTGCAACTACAATTTTCCCGCAACCGATTGATATTTTTCTACCGAAGTCATCACCGGCTGTGTTTGAACCTGTAATAGTTCCAATTTCGTTTCCGCTATAATCAAACAAGAAAACTCTTCCTACTACATCAGCTGTGCCTTCTCTACCTATTTCTGCAACTGCAATAACTCCGTGACCTATAGCAACTTCATAACCGTATAATCTATTACTACTTTTACTAGAAGGAACTAATTCAATTTCGTTTGTACCGTCTAGATTGTAAACAAAAGCAGCACCACCTTGCGTAAAGTAAGCGTCACTGTACGGAGCACCTATTACAACTCTGTTATCAGCAATAGCCAATGATTGTCCGAATCTAGCAAAACCATGTCCTGTAGGCCTATCAAGTTCTACAACCTTTGTTCCATCAATATCAAAAATTTCAACTCTGCCGCTTTCGGCTACTGCACCATCATATCCTCTTGACCCGACTGCAATTTTACCACATCCTATATCTACAGAATATCCAAAATCATCAAAGGTGGCTTTTGATGGCATTGTATTTGATATTTTTATTTCATTTGAACCATCTAGATCATAAACATAAACTGCTCCAAGGTCAGCACCGTCAACGGTATGATCTCTATATGCACCTACTACTATTTTATTAAGTCCAACTGCAACATCAAATCCGTAGTATGAATCGCTTGGTGGCTCAGGTGTCCATGAACTATTAAAAGTAGGTGGTGTGACTTGATCGCCAGATCCCCAAACAAACGGAATAAAATTTTCTTGTAGAACCGAACTGCCCTTAACACTAAACCCCATTACAATTCCTTCATTTTACTACTAAGGTCTTGAATAAGTATTTGTTGCTCCTTGATTGCTTCTATTAATAGTCCTATCATTGCTCCGTAGTTTACTCTTTTTGTATCTCCGCTTGTGCTAACAACTTCCGGAATAACTTTTTCAACTTCTTGAGCAATTACACCCATTGCGTAATTTCCGTTTTCGATCCAGTTAAAGTTTACGCCTCTTAAATCTAACAATTTATTCAATGCTGAATCAATAGTAGTAACGTTCTTTTTAAGATTTTCGTCTGATGTTGAGTTAAAATCAACAGCACTAACTTGCCCTGTGCTTGGATTGTATATAAGAGATCCGTTGTCTATTCCTGCTACAGTCTGTGTTCCAGATGTATCGCTTGTGAATAAAATATTATAATCAACGTTATCTGACTTGTCGCTTACTGTTGCTCCACTTTGGAACGCTACACCGTTTTGATATAACGTACCAGTAAAATAAATGTCAGTAGAATATAAATTACCAGAAACTCCGTCTACCATTAGACTTGAATCATCAGCAAACACTGATCCTGTTAAGTCTCCTACTAGAGGCTGTACTACTTTCCCTCCGCTGTCTATTAAGACAACTGTTCCACTTGCATCTGGTAAGGTAATTGTTCTACTTGCTGTTTGTAAATCTGCAACCAAATACGTATCATTGGCATCACTAAACGGACCTTCAAAAGTAATTCCACTATTAAGGCCGAGTTGTACTCCACAGTTGAGTAAAAGTGGGTAGTTGCCGTCGGTATTAATCTGAACCTGTTCGCCTACAATGGTTGTATAACTTCCGGAAACACCAATACCGCCAACCATTTCTACTGAACTACCGGTATCGTTAATATTTCCTATTATAGCAGTGTCTCCCCAGCCTTCTGGTGCTAATCCAACACTGTCACGCAATACATCGGTTGCGTTTCCTTGAATAGTTCTTATTTGAAACTTATTATTGGTATATATAGATCCTACAACCGGTGTCCAATCAACTGCCAAGGACTGACTTTTAAGGGCTGCGTTTGCCGTTTGTGCGCTGCCTCCAACAAAACCTAGCAACACATTAGCATCTATAAAATTAACACCACCGTTTTCGTTAATATCATACAATGGACTTGCAGTGTATCCACTAAATTTTTCTACTGGTGCAAGTATTCTTCCATTAACTCCATCAACTAATATTGTCGAGTCATCACCTACAACACTGCCTTTGACATCACCTATAAATGTTGATGTAGGAACAAATTCTGTACCGTCATAGGCTAAAATATCATTTGTTACAACACCTGCTGTTTCTACATCAGATAATTCGCTTAGTTGTGTTCTGGGGAAATATTCACCAGTTGCAACACCCCCACTTACGTATGCGCTAAATCCGCTAGTACCGTCAACTGGATTAGTTAGTGCATCATTGGTGTACAGTGCAAATGTGTCTGATGTAAGAATATCCATGTAATATTCATTACCATTCAACTGAGTTGTACCTACTACGTCTACAATGGTTACTGGACGTCCTTCAGTAAAACTATGTGCCGATGTTGTTTGTATTACTATAGGGTTTGAAAGTGTAATGCCTGATATACTCTTGCTGGCGCCACCAACTGTGGCTGCAAGACTTACTTCAGTATCGCTTACCCGTGTAACTGTAATATTGCTTCCGCCTGTTAGTGTTACACTTGAATAATTGGAATGCACATCGTTTAATCTTAGTTCTGTTGTACCAACAGGCATATACAATTCGTAATTGACGTCTATTTCAAAACTGTCAGTACCTTCTACTGGATTAAAAGCAACACCATTACCTCTAGTAATAGTAAGTGTGTCTCCTATATCATCAGCAGTAAGGGTTACTCCGTCAGGTTGGAGTACTATTCTTCTAAATGTGTCTACGTATGCTACGCCCATGTTTCATCCAATTATTAACTTTTGACATTGTATTTATTTAAATATAGATATGTTAATAATTGGCAACGGCGAAAGTCGCAAAGGTATTAACCTTAATAATATTAAAGAAATTAAAATAGGGTGTAATGCTATATTCCGCGACTTTGAAGTTAATCATCTAGTGTGTGTTGACAAAAGAATGCTAAAGGAAGTGTTCGAAATTTCTTTTGAAGATAGACCAAAGATATGGTCTAGAAAAGAACATTACGATCTATACAACCTAGAACATAAATTGCGTATACTGCCTGATATTCCGTATCCGGGTATGGACCGTTGGGACTTGCCCGCACACTGGGGTGCTGGACCTTATGCTGTTCTTTTAGGAGCAAAATACTCAAAAGAGAAAAAAGTTAAACTTATAGGTTTTGATTTGTACAGCAAAAATAAACTTATTAATAACATTTACAAAGGTACAAAAAATTATGCAGAAGCAGAAAAACCAGCAGTTGATCCTAGATATTGGATTTACCAAATATCAAAAATATTTGAATGTTTTGCAGATGTAGAATTTACTGTTTATGCAGAAGAAAATTGGGAGTTACCAAAATCTTGGAAAAAATTTAATGTTTCACTTGACAAGATAAGTAATATAGTATAATATATGTATACAGTGGTCTTATATGCTCATCCCACTATAAACACTCTGCGCATCAAACTTACTCGACTAATACAGGAGGCAAGAGATGGGTAAATATTACAGTACAAAACATTACGGACACAACATTGGCTTATCAGCAGTGTTCCGCCAGCCTAACGCAGATCATTCACATTGTCATCTGCTACACGGTTATTCATTAGCATTTACATTTACATTTGGTTGTGACGAATTAGATAATAAAAACTGGGCTGTAGACTTTGGAGGACTAAAACCTTTGAAGGCTTGGCTTGAAGATAGTTTTGATCATAAGGTAGCAGTAGATAGGGCTGATCCATTTTTATATAAACTACAAGAAATGGAAGAGTTTGGTCTAGCAGAACTACGTATTTTTGACGGCGTTGGTGCAGAGAAGTTTGCAGAACACGCATTTAAATTTGCAGATCAACTAGTACGTGAACAAACAAACAATCGTTGTTATTGTGTGCGAGTAGAATGTGCCGAACATGGAGCCAATTCAGCAATTTATGAAGGTTAGATGAAAACTTATTATCCCGGGGAAACTAAAGGCGAACGGAAAGCTCGTAAGTTACAAGAAAAATTGGATTTAGCCAAAGAGAGGCTAAATCCGACCCCGATGGGAACAAAACAAAACTATGTAGTTTGTTTGAAATTCGGAGCCAAGTATGGTCCGGAGTATGTAAACAACTTGTACAATATGGTAAAACGTAACTGTACACTTAACTATGAATTTGTTTGTTTCACAGAACGCCCCGACGGAATTGATCCTGGAGTTAGAATAGAGCCGTTACCAAAGATTGGCGGTATGGGTGGAGCAGTCGGCTGGTGGTATAAGCCGATGTTTTTTGACAAAGCACTGCCACTTAGAGGAACTATATTATATCTAGATCTCGATTTAATTGTGTTTCGTAACATTGATCATTTGTTTACACATAAACCTGGGGAATTTTTAATATGCAGAGACTTCAATAGATTTGTAATTAAAAATTATCCTAAATTTAATTCAAGTGTGTTTAGACTTGATTCAGGACAACACCCTCAAGTTTGGAAGGACTTTGCTCGTAATCCTACAGAACCAATTCGACGCTGGCATGGAGATCAAGATTGGATACGTCACAAGATAACACAAGATTTTGACTATTGGCCCGATGAATGGATACAAAGTTATAAATGGGAGATGCGAGGTAAACCTCGTATGGTAGGAACAAAAGGCAACAGAGATTTTGAAACACCAGGAGAACCTAAAATACTAAATGAAACAAGTATAGCAGTATTTCATGGTGATCCTAATCCACATTATTGTAAAGATTTATGGGTAAGAGAAAACTGGAAATGATTGACATAAACAACAAAAGGCAGTATACTATAAACATGACTAAGAGAATAGGCTTTGCATGCAAGTACATGCACCCAGATCAAACGCAGAAAAAGAAACTGCTAGAAGAAATTCAGCGGCCACTAAATACTCGCAGTACAACAGTACAGTGGCTTAATCGTCAGACTCGTGATGTTGCAGAAGAACGACTGTGGTCCATCATGGTACACAACATTCAGTCATACTACAACTTGATTGAATACGTAGGAGGTTTACCACATGAATTACGAATGGTTAGACTCGGCAGTGATGTCCTTCCTGTATACACTGAGCCTACTTGGTGCTATTACTGGAAACGTCCTGATGTGGTCGCATATTGCGAAAAGCATTTCGCAAGGGTCGGCGAGCTTGCAAGGCAGTTGGATGTACGGTTGTCTATGCATCCTGGTCAGTTTACTGTGCTTGCATCTGACAACCCTGATATAGTGGAGAGATCAATTGAGGAATTCGAGTATCACATCAATGTTGCGAGGTGGATGGGCTACGGTGTCAATTGGCAAGACTTCAAATGTAACGTCCACATCTCCGGTAGACAAGGTCCAGCCGGTATCATCAACGTCCTTCCAAGACTGTCTCCAGAAGCACGAAACACACTTACTATTGAAAATGACGAAAACTCGTGGGGCATCGACGCCAGTCTGGAACTTGCCAACCACGTCGCACTCGTTCTTGACATACACCATCACTGGGTCGCTAGTGGAGAATACATTCAACCCACCGACGATAGATATCTACGCATAATAGATAGTTGGCGTGGTGTACGTCCTGTTATTCATTACTCAGTATCACGAGAAGATTATCTAGTCAATCATAATCCAAACGTATTACCTAACAAAGAAACATTACTAGAGCAAGGCTACAAGAAAGCAAAACTACGAGCGCACAGCGATTACATGTGGAACACAGCAGTTAACGACTGGGCATTGCAGTTTTTAGATACAGCAGATATTATGGTAGAGTCTAAATGTAAAAATTTAGCAAGCCTAGAACTACATAAATACTACGAAGGAAATGATAATGAGCGACAGATACTTGAACGCAATGTACGGCCGCAAAGGTTCAACGACATCGAAGTCAGAATCGCATAAAAACCCTAACAGAGTATTGGGCGGATTGCGTGGACAAGGTGTTGATACTATGGTTGTACTAGGCGAAGATGGCGCAGAACATACTATTCCTTCACAAAAATATGTTCAAGGATTGGAAGAAAAAATACGTAATCAAGACGTTCGTATTTCAATGCTTGAAAAACAACTAAGGAGATTAAGCCGTGATACAAAAATGGATTAATGCTCGAATCAAAGAGCGCACAACATTAGATGGTGTTATTCTTGTAGTAGCAGGTGTATCTTTCCTAATATTCAAGCCTATTGCAGCATTGGCAGCATATGCAGCCATTTTGTACGGTGCTTGGACTATTTGGAAAGCAGAATAATTACAATTTGCCAATAGGCAAATCAGAACTAGCAGGCATATCCCATATTTGTTTCTTTTCTATGCCTTTTTTCTGAGCAAATTTCTTAGCATCACAATCTGAACATACGTGGAAGTAGTTATTGGATATCCGCTTAGGATCCATACTTCCACGTTCTCTTGAAAACTCAACTCCACAATTATCACAAAGCATTAGTATAAATGTTTTGTGCCGGTAGTACTCATGACTTATGCCTTTGTTGCTTTTACGCTGATGCCACGTCTGTTTTTGATATTCTTTTATGAACATACATATATTTACATTAAGATTATAAAATAGTTCGATAAATATATTAGATAAGGAGTGAAAATGGACATTTGTACACTTACAGAATCAGCTCAAGACCAAATCAACACCATTTGTAGCGAACAAAATTGCTATGCAGTATCACTTAATATAAAAGGTGGAGGGTGTGCAGGGTTTGAATACGAATGGGGAACTATAGATTCTCCAGACGGTATTGAAGTAAACGATCATGTAATTGATGCAGGCACTGGCAAATTAGTAGTCGGAGCGCACAGTTTAATGTTCCTTTTTGGCACTGAAATAAATTATAAAAAAGATATAATGGGTGCAATGTTCGAGATTAACAACCCTAATGCAAAGAGCAGTTGCGGCTGTGGCGTTAGTGTAAACTTTGACATGGATAATTTAAGCCAGCCAGCGATCTAAACGGAGTAAAACATGGCAAGACAAGATATTGATATTGGTGTTTCAGGTAACGACGGTACCGGTGATAGTATTCGTGAATCCTTTCGTAAGGTAAACGAAAACTTCCAAGAACTGTATGCAGTTTTTGGTATCGGTGGGCAAATTAGTTTTACTGATTTAAGTGATACACCAGACAACTATGAAGGACAAGAAAACAAAGTTCCGCTAGTTAAATCCGATGGCAGTGGTTTAGCATTATTAGAACTTGCTTCTGATAACAGTTTAGACGGATCGCCCGATACTATCGGATTTGACTTCACTGTTGACGGCAAAGTAATATTAAAACAATTAGTTTCTCGTGTTGCTAATGACCCAGAACCTACACTTGCTGGTCCATTAAATGCTGCTACACAGCCAATTGCTAACGTAACAGTTAACCAAGCAGCAATTGATACGTTTAACTCTGTTCACGGTACAGATTTAACTGTAAGTGATCTTGTTATTAACAAAAGTTTTGCTGATAGAAATTATCAAGAAAAAGAAGTTGCTGGCGGCGGCTTACGACTAGGTGATGAACCTGCAGATGCAAGCGGTTATACATTCACAGCAACAGATCTTGAATTAGGAAACTTAGAAATACTTAACCACGGATTATCAGATGCATATATTGGTGCTCCGTTTGTGTTTAATTCAACTGGCACTGATCCTTTTGGAGTAGTAACTGGCGGAACTTATTACTTAGGTATCCCAGATGGTGATCATATTTCCTTGTACGAGACAGCAGAAGATGCCCTCGACGGAACAGGTAGAATATTACTTGCTGGCGGCAGCGGAACATTTACAATTACAGATGGCGGCTATGATGAAGATCTAGAAGGTTTTTGGTTATCTAACGTTGCTATTCCTCGTAAGAGTGCAGTTCGCCGTCAAGGCGACTCAATGACAGGTGCGTTAAATTTATTTGATCATCCTGGCGATCTTAGAGGAAAAGGTTTACCTAATGGTCCTGATGACTTACAAGCAGCAACAAAATTGTATGTTGATAATGCGGCAGCAACAAGTACAGTTAACTTATACGTAAGTACAGCAGGAAGCGACTCGCAAGAATTTACACCAGACGGCAAGGAAGGACGTAACCCTGCATATGCATACAGAACAATTAATGCAGCAGCACAAAAAGCAGAAGAAATAATTCTTTCTGCTCCGCCAGAACCGGGTCCATATCAACAAACGATGACATATGGTAACGGTTTAGGTAAATCAGATGTTGTTACAGCAGGTATTACAAGTACAATCAGCGGACGTACAAATGCTAACGCACTTATTTTACAAAACAAAGAATGGGTGGCAAAAGAAGTTACAGCATATATTAATGCAACATATCCAAGTTTTGCAGAAAGTTACGATATTGCTATATGTGAACGTGATGTCCAACTTATACTAGATGCTGTTAGATTAGATATCTTATTAGGTAACAATGCTAACTATCTATCTCGTTATGCAGGACTTACATATTATTCAAATGCAAGTTCCGCTGTTGCTATTGGAACACAAAAAGCATACACCATTGCAGGTATTGAATATGCAAAAACACTTGTTAGAGATTATGTTTTAACTAATACTGCTCCGCCAACACTGTATCAAACCCGTGTTGAACAGTACATTGAACCTGCTATTGTACCAGATGCAGCAGCAGATAGTGCTGCTGAAGCAAAGTTTGATACTGTTATTGATGTTATTAACGATGGTCCTCTACAAGCACCTAGTATTGTTGATGGTACAACAACTTATAAAATTAATATTTCAAATGGTAACTATGGTTTTGTTGACCAAGCAAATCCAGAAAATACAGACATTATACCTGGTAAGGTTATAAGAGGTAAAAACTCAGGTGCTATTGGTAGAATTATTGATTATAGATATGAATCAGGTCCAAGAGCGGTTAGTGTTGTTGAAACAGACGAAGTTGAAATACAACTTTTAAAACCAATTGAATTTGAAGAAGGCGAAGAACTAGAGTACGGCAACTATGTTGTTAGTACACAAATTAGCATTAGAATTGAATCAGGTATTTACGAAGAAGATTTTCCAATTCGTGTTCCAGCAAACGTATCTATCAAAGGTGATGAATTTAGACGTGTAATTATTCGTCCTAAGAAACGTGTATCACAATCAAGATATGCAAACACATTCTTCTATCGTGATGCAGTATTTGACGGACTAGTGCTTGGTAACAGTGCTATTGAAAGTTTAGAGTTTGAACCACAAATTAACAGTGGAAGAGCCGCAGGAACTTACACTATACCTTCAAATGGATATACTGCACAGTATTACGGTGAAGGTGCTGAATTTGAAATAACTGTAAGTGCTTCTGGCGCAATTACTGACATTACAGTAACAAATGCTGGTGAAAATTGGCAAGCAAACGAACTTATTACAATTGATGCTGCTGATATAGGTGGCGTTGGTTATTCGTTTAATGTAGCAACAGTACCAAACGGTAAACAGTACATTAATCCATTAACTAATGAAGTAGATGGATACTTTGGTTATCACTATTTGAAAAAACCAGGATCTCTTAAAAACATTGGTGCAGGTTATACTAACGTAGGTAAATGGGAAACAGCAGCACTTGTATTAGAAGATAACAGAGAATTTATCCAAGAACAAGTTGTAAACTATACAGAAACAACATATCCTGCTTTGCTCGGTGTTTACAGTAGAGCAACATGTTTTAGAGATGCAGGACTTATTGTTGATGCCCTTGTAAAAGACTTACGTAATGGTGGCAACGAATTTGCACTAGAAGCACAGGGCGAATATTACGATGGCGCATTGCCTGTAGACGGAAGCCAAGATGCCGAAACTGCTGACGCTATCCAACACATTTATACTATTGCTGCACAACTAATACAAGGAGCAGCGCCGAGTACACTATATGGTCCAAGTGGCGCAGCACCAGTTCGTCCGGACCTTCCTGGCGCAAACTTGGTATACGATTATGATCTATTTAACGGTAGTGCAGAACCTGCTACATGGGCATCAGGTGAGCTGTATAGAGTTGGTAATGTTGTAACGTTTAACTTTGCTGGCATAGATAGATATTATCAGTGTAGAATTGAAAATACATCAGGCAGCACTTTTGATGCAACTGAGATTGCTAATTACTGGACAGAAATAGACGGACCAGACACTGTAATTAACAACTTGGTTGATACTGTTACTTTTGCATTTGATGCAAATTATAACCCACCATTAAGAAACGACCAAATGGATGTGTTCTTAATGAACGATGCAACTATTCTACGTAACATTACTGGTCAAGGACATGGCGGTTTCCAAATGGTGCTTGACCCAGAAGGGCAAGTGCTTACTAAATCACCATATTGTCAGACAGGTACAGGTTTTGCAGGAAGTTTAAACAAACAAGCGTTCCGTGGAGGATTGTTTGTTGATGCGTTTGTTGGTAACTCCGCAGTACAGGTTACAGAACGTGTAGACGGATCAGCGTTCCGCCTAAGAGTACAGAGTTTAGGTTCACAAGCAGACCCTCAAGGTTTGTTTGTAAGACGTCCTCAAGTTCCGTGTGCTTTCTACATTGATGGTAGACGTTTCCAAGTTAACGCTGTTACACTATATGACCCAGACTTTGGTACAGCAGATCTTATACTTGATCCAAGCTCAAATGATGGTCAAGGATTTACTGGACTAACTTCAGAACTTTCAACTGGTGTTGATCTTGATTCAATTGGAACATTTGAATTTAACGAAGAAAAGTGTGAAAGAGACTCAAACATTATCGTTAACGGTGTAGCACTTGACACTGTACTAGGAACAAACTTCAATGCTCTATACAATGGTATTGCATATCGTAGAGGAACTGCAAGTGTTGTCATTGACGATCAATTGGCAGAAACTACTGCTGCTATTGCCGTAGGTAAAACACAAACTCTTGCACTTGATTCAGTAGCAGCAGACTCAACAGCAACAACTCGTGTTGGCGATGCATATGATGAAGTAATTGACATTATTACAAATGGAACAACTTATACAGCAGAACCAGGCGATGGGGTAGTCGACGCACTTACATTTACTGACCCTGGTGTAGATACTAATAAACTATATGCAAGACAGATCCTTCAGTTAAACAGAAGCCTTATTGCAACCGAATTAACTGATTGGATTGCAACACAAGTTGCAGGTAGCATTGCACCTTTTACACCGTCATTTACATATGATTCAGTAAAATGTGAAAGAGATGTAAGATATATTGTTGACGCATTAAGTTACGATATACAGTACGGAGGCAATTTAGGAACAAAATCTGCTGCGGAATCTTATGTTGACGGAGCAGTTGCACAATTACCTGCAGGTGAACAAGCAGCCACAGTCGCAGCATATGTACAATTAAAAACAATCGTAGGCGCTATGTTAGATGGAAGTTCTGCTGTTGTTGGTTATAATAACAATGCTGGTAATGTTGCTAGTGCTACCGAAGTAACTGAAGCAGGAGACTTGATAGACATTATCAACACAGTCATTACAGATGGTGAAACATCTAATATGCCTGCAGATGATACTCCTGATCGTACTTGGGCAGACGCAGCCCTACAGTCAGCATATGACGAAATACTACAACAACAATCCTTAATTGTAAGAAGAATTGTTCAAAGTATTGCTGCACCATTACCAATTACACTACAAACAGCAGGTAACAGATCAATACTAGGAAACGACTTCACACAGATTAACGATCTAGGATATGGTCTAGTTGCTGTTAATGGTGCGCTATCAGAAATGGTGTCTATGTTTACATACTACTGTTGGACATCATATTACTCAAAGAATGGTTCAGAGATTAGATCGCTAACTGGTTCTTCATGTTATGGTGAATACGGACTAGTTGCTGAAGGATCAGATCCAAACGAAATTCCAGATAGTGTTCGTCTTGCAGAAGACATGATACAAGCAGCAAAAGTTTTTGATGCTGATGTTGTGCTAACACTTACAGATCCTTACATTATAGCAGCAGGCGAAGTACTAACGCAAGCAGGTTCAACAGCATATGGTACTGTTTCAGTTGATACGGCAGACTTAGGAGATAGTACAGTTGTAACAGGCGGTAGCAGGGTAATTTATCTAACAGGCGTTGTAGGTGCATTTGATACAACAAACCAACTTACAGGTGATACACTAGGTGCTCTTGGGGCAGGAAGTGTACCGGCTACTGTTGACTCAACAGGATACGGCAACAACGAAGAAAACTTATTCTTGTATGCATATGATTTCAAAGATCCGCCATCCAACCGTTCTGAATTTGATGTTTATCACCCAGGTGTTCCAGTTATAGCAAGATATGAAGTTGCTTCAGCAGCATTGGCAGGACATACTGTAGGTGAATATGTCAATGTTGGAACAGATATTACAGTAGTTGCAACTACAGATGATGCATTTGCAGCAGGAGCATTGTTTAATGTTCAAAAAACTATTGCTAATCAGTATACTGCAACCATTGAAAACGGTGGTTCAAGTTACACTGTTAACGATACATTCCTAGTAAGCGGTGCAGACTTAGGTGGTGTAACTCCAGATAACGATTGTTTAATCAAAGTATCAGAAATAGATGGTACTGGTGGAATTACCGCAGTTACACTACAAGGTAATATTTGGGTAGAAGCAAGTACACCATATTTTAATGGTAGGGTCTTCAAACTTAATTTCTCAACTAGCGATGCTCAGTTTAGCACTAACGGTTTACTTGAAGATACTCCATTTGGTGAACTTATACAGTATAGAAGAAACCAAACACATGTCATTAGTGATTTGGCAAGACCAGATGTATTAACAATTCGTCCATCAACTGCGGTTGTATTTGATGAAAACCCAGGACAAATTTATCGTTCAATTAGTTTCTTAAACAGTAACAGTATTGGTGATGAACTTGAAGATGGATATTTACAAGCAGGTTTTGATGAAGGTTATGACTATATTAGAATGCTTGTAAAATCTGACAAAGCACAAGAGGTTGTAGGAAATGTGTTTGATGGTACAACTCCGTTAACAGGTGGTACTGAAAAAGGTGGTACTATCGGAGACGTTGTATTAGCTCTACAGGCGACACTTGACAGTAATGAAATATTCCGTCTTAACAATAACTTAAGAACACCAGAAGCAAACCGTCCAATAGGTTGGACACAGGCAAGTCTAGTTGAAGCGCCGGTGTTTGCTTGGCAGGGTAAAAAACATTATGCATTTAATGCTCGCGGAGTTAACGATGTAACTACAGAATTAACTCTTACTGCTTCAACACAGGCTAACCCTGTAAATGTAACATTTAACAGTGACATAAACCTACAAAGTGGTGAGGCAGTTACATTTAGTGATGTTGTTGGTATGACAGAATTAAATGGCAACACTTATTATGTTGATAATATTGTTGTTGGCGTAAACGTAACAGCAGACCTATACACAGATGCTGCACTAACTGCAACATTAGATGGTACTGCATTTGGTGCAGCAGGTACAGATGGTACTGGATCAGTAACAAGAGAAACTATTTCTCCTCTAGCAGAAGACAATGAATATGTAGTTGTTGACATTGCTGATTACAACACCATTAACCAAACAGACGCTACAGGTATTTACGATCCAGTATTGCGTGGCAGTTTAACTGTAACACTTCGCGCAGGTCTAGTTGAAGGTGCTACAGGTGACGTTACAATTAACATTTCAACCTGTCGTGCTACATCACATGACTTCCTAGACGTTGGTACAGGTGGATTTAATGATTCAAACTATCCAAACGTTATCTTTGGTGAGCCTGCAGAGAAAAACCAAGCAAACGAAGTTGACGAACGTGGCAAAGGTCGTGTGTTCTATGTAAGTACAGACCAAAACGGTATCTTCCGTGTAGGACGCTTCTTCAGCGTTGACCAAGGTACTGGTACTGTTACATTTAGTGCTTCAATTGCACTTTCAGATGTTGACGGTCTTGGATTTAAGCGTGGTGTGGTTGTTACTGAATTCTCAACAGACACAGCAATGACTGATAACGCTGCTGACACAGTTCCAACAGAACTTGCTGTACGTGGTTATGTTAACAGACGCTTAGGTTACGATGTAAACGGTAATCCAGTTGCTAATAAATTAGGCCCAGGTGTGCTTGCTCCAAACGGTGCTGTTCCAATGACAGACGATCTAAACGCAGCAGGCAACACAATTACTAACCTAGCAACACCAACTTCAGACTCTGATGCAGCAACTAAATCTTATGTAGACGACTTCTTAGGAAACAGTGACGAATTAAAAGATTTACGTTCGTTAACATACAATGATGATCAAGTAGTTGAAGGACAGTTAATTGTTGCAACAGAATACAAAAAACTAATCGTAGATGCAGGATCAATTGTTAGTGGACCATACGAACGTGGTGATACAATTACAGGAACAATTACAGGTGCAACAGGTACAGTAGTTGACGTAATAGAACGTATTGCAGTTGAAGGTAATATAATTGAAATTATATATGAACCACTAACTGGAGAGTTTAGCGATGGTAAGCCAATAGGCTCATCACCTGACCCAGATGTTATTGCTGTTCTAGGTGGTGCTGAGGCATTATGTATTGATGGACCTGTAGACGAATGGGCCAACGGTGTAATGGATCCTGATAGTGATATTACTATTGATACAAACAGAGAAGTTACTGTTGTTGGATCAGAAGTAACAGATCGTTACACAACAATCAACTTCCAGTATGCTCCAGGTAGTATTGTTAATGCAGATGTTAGTGCAACAGCCGCTATAGCACAAAGTAAATTAAACTTAAATGCAGCGACAACAAGATCCAGTGCTGTAGGAATTACTCAAAGCGATCTTGGAGTAGCAAGTTTTGATAATGATGTGTTTACTGCTACAACAGGCTGGATAACAATTAACAACGGACAATTACCATTACAGAAAATTCAGCGTATCCAAGATGGTACTGTACTAGGTAACTGGAGCGGTGATAGTTCAGATAATGACATTGACGAAGTACCATTCAGTACTGTTATATCAGAAGGTGGTGGACTTTCAGATGCAGACTTTGAACCGTCAAGTTTAATAGCATCAAGCAGTGATCCGGGTGAAGCACTTATCAAAACCGGTGCAGGAACTTACGGTATTTCAAATGTGTCAACAACTGGTGAAGTTAATAGTATTGTAAAAACTGATGCTAGTGGTAGTATTCAAGTTAACTCTTTGATACTTGGTGGTGATCCAAGTTATGAAGTATTATCACTAGATACAACCACACTAGTATTTAAAACACCTGCACAAGGCGAAATACTAAGAGCAGTAGGTACAGCAGGTGCTGTTACAGCAGGACCTGATATAGAAATACCAGGTTCGGTTAATATTGGTTCTACTGGTGTTACAGAAAGTACACTACAGAATACTTCAAACTTCAACGGTGAACCAAGTCTAGCAGTTGACTGGATTTACAGTTCGTTTATTGAAGCACCAGGAGAAAAAGGATCAGCATCAACTGGTATAGCAATTGGCGCTAACACTGGTGTTACAACACTAGGACAAGTTGCAATCGTTGTTGCAGACGTAGCAACAAGCTCAAGTTTTGCACCATTCATATTTGATGCAGATGGTGTGCTACCTGATGTTGATGCAACATACAACATTGGTAGTGCTTCGCTAAAATACAATGAAATATTTGCAAGCCTGTTCCGTGGAACTGCTACTGAAGCATACTACGCTGACTTGGCAGAGAACTACACGGCAGATGCAGATTATGAACCGGGCACTGTACTAGTGTTTGGTGGTGACGCAGAACTTACCGTAACTACAGATCATGGCACACATAGAGTTGCAGGTGTTGTATCAACAAATCCTGCACACTTAATGAACGCAGAACTAGAAGGCGAGCATGTAGTAGCACTTGCACTGCAAGGGCGTGTTCCATGTAAGGTTCTAGGAAAAGTACAAAAAGGTGACTTGCTAGTTGCTAGTGCAATTCCAGGATATGCTATAGTAAACAATACTCCAGCAATTGGTGCAGTTATCGGTAAGGCGCTTGAAAGCAAAGATGATAACGACAGAGGCGTTATTGAAATAGTAGTAGGAAAACACTAATGGATAAACCAAAAGTAGATAAAATGGTTAAGAAAAATAAGGCTGTTGCCTACAACGACACAAAAAATCCGCAGGAGCGTCAAGCAGTTCTGCAAAACAACATTCTTCGAATAAGAGTACAAGGGGCACCTAATGGCAAGACAACTAATTAATATCGGTACCAGTCCTAACAGAGGAGATGGTGATCCGCTTCGCAGCGCATTTGATAAAATCAATGACAACTTTGCGGAACTGTACGCTAGAGATTTTAGTGCAGGCGCTGATCCAGATACTGGCAGCAGTTCAGCAGTTGGAGCGAGTCTTGTACCAGACGCAGACGGGCAGTACGATATAGGTACTTCAACTAATAGGTTTGCTGACGTATACGTAAAAGACTTTATCTACTTAAACGGTGCTAGACTAGAAGTAGACACTAGTGGATCGTTGCGTGTTAACGGCGGACTTCCAACAGAACGCCAAGACGTTATAGGTGATATTTTTGGACAAGACAGTACAAAAACTTTTGACTCTGATACTAATACATTTTACGGAAAGTTTGTAGGTGATTTAACAGGTAGTGTATTTGCAGATGATAGCACACTTGCTTATGATGCAGTTAACAATGAGTTTTTTGGAAACTTTACAGGCCCATTACTTGGTAATATAACTGGTAATGTTCTAGGGGATATTACAGGTGACGTTACTTCTAGTGGAACTAGTAGTTTCACAGGTACTGTTGATTTTAGTGGTGCTAGTATAACAGGTCTAGTAATTTCGTCAACAACTGGAGATATTACAGGTTCTGTTTTTGCAGATGATTCAACACTATTAGTAGATGGTGTGAATGGAAAAATTACCGGTGAAGTTACAGGAACAATATCTAGTATAAACTGGATGGCAGCAAGTGACAGTTACTTGACTATTTCAAATGGTGGCTCTACTGGTCCGGGTCCTATACAAATTGTTGCATCAGCAAATTTAGATCTTACTACAGGAAATAATAGTGATATTAATATGTCACCACACGGTTCTGGTAGAGTAAAAGTAGGTTCAGGTGGACTTGGTATTGTTGAAGCAGCAACCTTTATAGGTCACGCAGATGAAACAATGTATCTGTCAAGTAAAACCACAGGTGCAGAAAGCACACATATTACACTCAACAGCACAAGCGGCGTAGCAACCACAATGTATGGCGCAGTTGATTTTGTAAGTGGAGGTTCAGTAGACTTTACAGGTTCAACTGTTACAGGATTACCTGCCGCAGAAATTAATGACCTTACAGATGTTGATACAGCAACAGCGGCACCAAGCAGAGATACACAACCGTTAGTATGGGATACTGTAGATGGTAACTGGTATCCAGGTAATGGTATTAGTATAAGTGCTATTGCTAGAATAGAAACAGGCGGTATGTTATACTTTGATGCATCTAGCAGTATGGTATTCGAAGGCACCACAGCGAACAACTTTGAAACTACAATCACAGCAAGTGATCCAAGTCAAGACAATGCTATTGTTATTCCGGATGCCAGTGGCACACTTGCACTAACAAGTGATATTCCTACAGCACTTTCAAGTTTTACAAACGATTTAGATTACGCAGGTATTGTAGGCGGAGCAATACAAGCAAACGGTTTACCTAGCGGTACAACATTTACAGACACACTTACATTACCTGTATTAACAGCAGAGCCTAGTAGTCCAGTAAACGGAATGGTTGCAGTTGCAGATGGTACAAGTTGGGATCCAATGTCAAACGCTGCACAAACTATGGTAGTGTATCTAGCAGGTGCGTGGAGACAGATTGCACAAGGTGGCGTATAAGTTGATTACGATAAATATGTATAACAATAGGATTTTGAAGAATGGCAAATAGATTTCCACTGGTAATTGATACAACAGACGGTAATAAACTAAAAGAGTTGCCGGCGGGAGACAACCTTGACCTACGCGAAAGCAGTATAGTAAGGGTACAAGATATAGATGCTGTTGGCACTATAAATGCTGCCGACATTACAATAAATGGTAACAGACTAGAAGCACAAAACTTTATCGATCTCACAGATACTCCAGCAAATTATGTAGACGCAGCAAATAAATTTTTAAAAGTTAACGCCACTGGAGATGCAATTGAGTTTAGAGATTTTAACGACATTGGTAACATTAGTGTTGATGAAATCGAAGTAGCAGAACAAATTGTTCCAGCAACTGTTGGTGATGTTGATATAGGTACAACAGATTTATATTTCAACAGAGTTGTTGCTAACGAATTTATGGGTGACCTAATTGCTGGTAACGAGAGCCGAGTATTTAACGCAGCAACAGGTAAAATCAGTTATGCTGCACTAGAAGGTGCACCAACACAAGTATCAGAATTTGAGAACGATATAGGATATCTATTAGCAGCAGATTTAGATTCGAGCCTAGCAGGACTGTTTGATGAAGGCGCTACATTCGATACAGACATTAGAGGTTCTGTATTTGGTGACGATTCTTCAATGATAATCGATGGAGTTGCATCTGAAGTTGTAGGTGTTATAAACAATACAACTATAACTACAGTAAATCTTACAGCATCTATTGCTGATGTAACAACAGCAAGAGCTGGTGAATATGTTGGTCCTGCTGATAATAATACTATAATAAATGCACGTAATAATTATGATGTAGTTATTGGTGAAGAAAACACAGGTAACACAGTTATATACAACGGTGAAGCCGACGGATTTACATTTGAAAGCGGCACAGGCATTGCAGAATATAGTGCAAGCACAGATTTAATATTCCGAGCAGGAAACAGAATACGTTTTGCTGATACTCCGGTACGCTTTTCACAATTAACAGATACAGAAGCAGGATACCTTGTAGGACAGAATGGCGATGTAATATATAATACAACACAAAATAGATTCCAACTGTATCAGAATAGTGCTTGGGTAGAATTACACAAAGGACAGTTCGACGGCAATGTTGTTACAGTAACAGGAACTTCAGAGTTTAATGATGTTGAAATAGCAGGAAACTTAACTGTAAGTGGCACAACTACAACAGTTGACACAACAAATACAACAATAAGTGACAATGTAATTGTTTTAAACAATGGCGAAACAGGCGCAGGAGTCACAGGAACAACTTCGGGTATTGAAATCGACCGTGGGTCAGAAGCAAATGTAACATTTGTATATAATGATAGCACAGACAAATGGACTATAGGAACTGAAGCATTTGAAGCAAGTGACATTTCTAGTTCAGACAATGGATCAATTACAGACTTTGCTTCAATTACTGGTGCAGGTTCAGGAGACCTTACACAGTTTGTAAACATAACAGGAACTGGTGCAGGAACATTAAGTTCATTTTTAAATATAACAGGTGCATCTGGTGGAACTATAAGTGGATTTACTACACTTACAGGTGATACCGGCGGAACTATAAGTGGATTCACTACTATCACAGGTGACACTGGAGGAACTATAAGTGGTTTCTTAAATATTACCGGCGACACAGGTGGTACCATTAGTGGCTTCACAACCCTTACGGGTGACACAGGTGGTACCATTAGTGGGTTTACTAATTTAACTGGTGACACAGGCGGTACTATTAGCGGGTTCACTGCAATTACTGGTGACACAGGTGGCGATATTACAGGGTTTACAAATATCACAGGTGACACTGGAGGTACTATTAGTGGATTCACTACTATTACAGGTGATGGTGGCGGCACACTAAGTGGCTTTGGTATCACTGGAGATCTAACTGGTGATGTTTATGCAGCAGACGGAGTAGCCAAAGTACTCGAAAACGGGACAGATGGAAGCGATGCTACATTTACTGGTAATGTAACAGGAAATATAGATAACACAACTCTTACGCTAGGTGGTACAAGTGCCACTGCTATAACATTAGGTAATTCAGGTTCAACTACAACAGTTGAAGGTACAATACAATTTACAAATGCACTTATTGCTAACAATCTAACAGCAGATGATAGTATTACAATTACAACAGACGTAGGTGACGGAAATGCTATTAGCATTGGTCCGGGCGGAACGAATACATTTATTAACTTTACCGCAGATAATATTAGATTTTTTGGACCAGTTACAAGTGGTATCACTGGCGACTTAAAAGGTAGTGTATTCGGAGACGATAGTGGAGTAATTGTTGATGCTGTTAACGGAACATTAAATGGGAATTTAACTGGTAACGTTACAGGTAATGTTGTAGGTGATTTAACTGGTACTGCTGATATTGCTACAAGTATTACAGCAGTAGCAAATAATACAACAGACGAAACTGTTTACATAGCCTTCCTCGGAGGAGCAACTGGAACTCAAGGTATTGAAACTGATACTGCCTTAACATATAATCCAAGCAGCAACGTTCTTACAGCCGGAGGATTTGTAGGTAATATAACTGGTACAGTTACAGGTGACTTACAAGGTAGCGTATTTGGTGATGATAGTTCATTGCTTGTTGATGCTGTAAATGGTACAATACCAGGATACATTAGCATTGCAACATTGCAATCAATTGTTGCTGGCGCAGCAACATACGGAGATTTCCAAACAGCAGTAGCAGCGTTATAAATATATTAAACTAGGAAAAAACAAATGAGTGAAAGAGAATATATTGTTACATTAAAAAAAGGCGTAGATTACAATGCGTTTAATGCAGAAATGATTGCTGCTACCGGAGGCGGCGCAATTCCTAACAGAAGCGCAACAGTAGCAAACGCTCGTCCTGGTTCACAACGTAACACGCACTACATGCTTACAGACGAAGAAGCAACAGCACTTAACAGCGACTCAAGGGTTGTTGCATGCGAACTAAGACCAGATCTTCGTGACGATATTGAAATTGGTCTCCACGCTGTACAAACAGGTGTTTTTGCAAAGTCAACAGAAACAAGAGGTGATAATATAAATTGGGGGTTGCGTAGAGTTAATGAAGCAAACAATCCTTACATAGGCTACACTATCAGTGGTGGTTATAATTACACACTTGATGGAACAGGAGTTGATATAGTTATTCAAGATAGTGGATTACAAGTAGATCATCCTGAATTTCAAGATGCCGACGGAAATAGCAGAGTACAACAAATTGATTGGTATGCGGCTAGCGGACTTCCAGGAACGCAAAGTGCTAACCACTATAGAGATTATGACGGACACGGTACTCACTGTGCAGGTATTGCAGCAGGTAAAACATACGGCTGGGCTAAAAATGCAAATATATACAGTGTAAAAGTTGCAGGATTAGAAGGCACAGGCGACAGTGGTACAGGCATCCCCATTTCAGACGTATTTGATGTTATAAAAGAATGGCATAATGCAAAGCCAATAGATCCTTTAACAGGTGCAAAGCGTCCAACTATTGTTAACATGAGTTGGGGATACGGTAGTTATTTTTACGATGTTGACAGTATAACATATAGAGGCGCAACTACTGCAAGCCCTGATAATACAGGACAGTACAGAGATACAGCAAAAGGTATGATTGGTAGTTACTATAGTCTAACTTTTGGTTATCGATTTGGAATACATGTAGCATCTGTTGATGCTGATGTCGAAGAACTTATTGATGCAGGAGTACACGTTTGTATAGCAGGAGGTAACTATCGTCAAAAAATTGATATAGACGGCGGCGACGATTACGATAATTACTTCACTAGATCAGCAGCATCATTTTACTTTACGCCGAGCCAAAATGTTTATTACAACAGAGGTTCTTCACCGTTTAGTACTGAAGCATTTATTGTTGGAAACATAGACAGTGACATTGCAGCAAATGGTAGAGAACAAGCAGCAGAATCTAGTGAAAAAGGACCTGGCGTAAATGTTTGGGCTCCAGGAACAAATATTTTTAGTACACTTAGCACCACTAATTCATACGACGACGGCCCTTACCAGTTTAATGGTGATTACCTAATTGGTAATTTATCAGGAACGTCAATGGCATCTCCGCAAGTTGCAGGTGTATTAGCACTATGGCTTCAATTAAATCCAGGTTCAACTCCTGCACAAGCTCTAAATTATTTTACAGGGACTGCAAAAACTGATAGGCTTTATACAACAGGGTTTGATAATGATTATACAAATGCTAGAAGTTTGTTAGGTTCTAATAATAGATTTATTTGGAATAAATTTAATAGTAAAACACAACTTTCAATAGGAAGTACGCTAACAGAAGCTCAAACAGACACTTCTGTTATAAAAACATATGCACTGGCTGCAAGTTCAGGCTCAGTTGATGAGGGAAATACTGTTACTATTACCCTTACAACAACTAATATTGCACAAGACTCTACTGTTGATTATGTAATCACTGGAGTAAGTTCGGCTGATATTAACGGCGATCTTCTAGAAGGTAGTTTTACAATTGGCGATGACGGTATTGGAACAAAAACTTTTACTTTTGCATTAGACGTAACAACTGAAGGTGCAGAAACTATGGTACTTGAACTAGTAGGTATAGACAAATCAGTTTCAGTTGTTGTTAATGATACAAGTACATAAGGATAAGACATGGCAATTCAATTAATCAATGTTGGTAGTGTAGCAAATGACGGTACAGGTGATGATCTTCGCGAAGCGATGATCAAAATCAACACCAATTTTGAAGAACTAGATCTTAGAGACGACGAACAAACAACTGTTTCAAATCTTGGATCAGTCGGCGAAGGTCTTTATTACAACAAAGTAAATTACGATCTACAATTTAAAAAAATTGCCGGCTCAGATAAAATTACACTTACCGCAGATGAAAATAAAATTGTTATATCGGCAGATGTAGGTTTAGACACACTTACAATAAACAGTGACAGTGGAAATGTAACGCTTGACGATGTAGCGTCCTTTACTATTGCAGGCGGAGATGGTATTACTACTTCAATTGTTGACAGTACTCTTACTATTGAAAACACTAACATTGCTGAACTAGTTGAAGACCTTACACCTCAGTTAGGCGGCAATTTGGACGCACAAGGAAACGATTTATTAAATGTTGGTGTAGTTAATGCAAGTACAATCACCGGATTTTTTGCAGGAAACATGGAAGGCAATGTTTGGGGTTACGATATCCGTGATTGGGCAGAATGGAATGCTGGATTCGACTTTGGTGGCATAGTTCCAGATTATAGTAGTCTAATGCATTTCTTAGTAACAAACATTGATGTTGATTTAGGAACATTTGGTGCACCGGCTTCTGGAAACATAGATCTTGGAAGTATATGATTCCGATAAATACTTGTAATAAAAGGATTCAAGTATGGCGCAACCGGATAGTTTATGGTCAGTTCCCACAGGTAGAAAAATTGCAACAATGGTCGAAAGATCCGTTGTTAACTTACTACTACCACTAAATTCTGCTTACAATAGTAATGTCGAAGTTATTGCAGGTAGACTGCCTGCTGGCTTGCGTATATCAGAAGATCAACGTTTTATTGAAGGAACTGTTTACGAAGTTGCATATAATACTTCTAGTAGATTTACATTAAGAGCAACTTACAAAGATAAACTAGAAGACAGAACTGTACAAATAGATGTTTCTGGTCCTGATGCACCCGAATGGCGTACAAATGAAGGCTTGCTTCCTGTAGGGCCAAACCAATCGCTTTTCATACTTGATAATGCAATTATAGATTACCAACTTGAAGCAGTAGATCCTGACCTAAGTGCGGGAGATGTTTTAGAATATTTTATTGCTGAAGGCGACGGGGTTCTTCCTCCAGGTGTATCTTTATCACTAGACGGAAGGTTAACTGGAATAGTAGAACCTTTGCTTAGTTTAGATTTAAGATATGTCGGCGGCGGATATGATACATCGCCATTTGCTGGTTTACCTATGGACTATGGTATTTTATCAACAAACGGTTTTAGTAGTTTTTTCTATGACACAGTTGATTATGATTATAACGAACCTTATGCAAACCCTCGAAAATTAAATAGATATTACAATTTTAGAGTTACAGTTACTGATGGCGAAAATTTTGTAAAACGTGAATTTACAATTTATCTTGTAGGCGATGATTATCTAAAAGCAGACAACACAATCATGCAAGTAGGTACAGGTGTATTTACTGCTGATGCAACAAATGTTAGAACACCGGTTTGGCTAACCCCTAGAGATTTAGGATATAAAAGAGCAAACAATTATACAACAATATATCTTGATGTCATACAAAATCAAAACCTAGAAGGAGTGATTGTTTATACACTTGATAGTACTAACGACGACGGCACACCAAGTATACTTCCACCAGGAACAACACTAGATAGTCAGTCAGGTGAAATAACAGGACGACTACCGTACCAACCTGCTATTACTAGAGATCATAAATTTACAGTAAGAGCAACGAGAATTACTACTGATTTAGAAACTGTTTCTATTAATGCAAACTATTACGAAGATACACTATTAGGAAAAGACTCGTTTAAGGTTTACAAATTAGATCTTACCGGAGATATCGACGGAATAAATGATTTAACTGAACTTGTTACTAGAGATATACTTTTAGAAAATAGAACATATCGTGTTACTAACGTTGATGCTAGAAACAGTGAATATGATATTATATTTTTAAGTTCAACATTATCACCAAGTATAAGTTTAATAGTATCACGTACAGCCAAAACTGGACAACCTACAATATTTGTTAACAGATTAAATGAAGCACAAAAAGAAAAATATGCTAACAGAACTATTAGATTAAGTGATTCTGAAGCATATACTATTAGCAGTATTGTTCCTTATCTCGAATGGGATGTGCAACAAACAAATCCTTCAGAAGATGAAATTTTTCCTAGCGGGTCGCCAAGAAGAATTGCAGCAGGAGAAAATTACTTCATCGGTGATTATATAATATATGGTAGTGAAACAGGCGGCAATGATAGAATTTATATAGCCACTTACACACATACTGTTTCTGCACAGACTGATGGTGATGATAATCCTATTGTTGTTGACGGTGTAACACAGGTTGTATTCAACGGTGCAAATTGGACAGAAGTAGCAGAAACAATCGACGAGTTAAGTTTGTCTATAAGAAAAGAAGCACTAATACAAACACTAGAAGCAGCATACGGACATACAGCATACGTAAACATTGTAAATGCACAAAACTGGCGCATAAGAATTCCTAGTACAAGTTTAAGTAGAATTGCAAATAACATTAAACAATTCTTTACATTAGGCGATGATAGTACCCAAATGAATGTTACCCTAGTAAGAGATAACGAACACAGACTTTTGCTAGATACAAATTTAAGTACACAATTTAGTCAAGGTAGAAACATTGGTATAGCATTGTTTAAAAACGATGGATTTTTTGAAAATGTTATTGTAGCAGCGAGAGACGAAGTTGACATTCCTAGTACTCCTAAAACTTTTGAACTTAAAACTATTGGTGAAATTGATAGTGAAATATCTTGGATTACAGATGCAGATTTAGGAACTATTAATGCAAACTTTAGAAGTTATTTAAAATTAGAAGCACAAACTACGGTTCCTGATAGTCCTATGATTTATACTATTAAATCGGGTAAGTTACCATATGGATTAAGTTTAAGTTTCAATGGAGATATTATTGGAGCAGCAAGACAGTTTGAAACTTCAGAAGGTCCTGGATTAACACTTTTTGATAGCGGTAATGCAAAATGGGATGGATATATCACGGGTGTAACTACATTTGATAGAAAGTATACATTTACAGTTGAGGCACGAGATCGTTTTGGATTTACAGCGATTGAAAGAACATTTACTCTAAACGTAGCAGACCTTGACAATGTTGTTTACACTGACGTGTATGCACGACCTCTAATTCCAGCAGATCAAAGAACTGCATTTAGAAACTTTACAAGTAGTTCAGAAGTGTTCCCACCGGATAGTATTTACAGACCAAGTGATTCAAACTTTGGAATTAAAAATCAAATGGAGATGCTTGTATATGCTGGAATAGAATCAACTTCAATAGATAAATTTGTTGCTGCCGCAGCAAAAAATCATAAAAGAAAAACTTATGCACTAGGCGAAGTTAAAAAAGCAGTAGCAATGGAAAACGGAACAACTGATGTTATATATGAAGTTGTGTACGTCGAAGTTATTGATCCATCTAATCCAAAAACAGGAAAAACTAGAACTAGTATTAATATAAACAACAAAAAGAAACTAACTGTCGATAGTATACAATACGCTGTAAAAGATGATGAAAACAGAACCGGAGCAGGTTATGATCAATTACCTGTTTATGGGCGCGGACAAGTTAGGTTTATTTTTGCAGAAGACGGAAAAATTATTGTTACGGTAAGAGACGATGAGCAAATAATTTTTGATGTTGACGATTCTGATTTTGAGCTGGATGTTAGAGAAGGTGAAGATGTTACAGTAAGTTTACAATTATCAGATGCCGAGCCTTATAGATTGCGTCCAGACACTAACACTATTAAAACAGATAGTGATGCAGTCAAAGTTAGCTCTAGCCAAGACAATGTAAGATATATATCTAATATTGATAATATGCGTTCAAACATTAAATCAATTGGAAAAAATGAAAGAAATTATCTTCCTTTATGGATGCGTAGCCCGCAAGATGGTTTCCAAGAATTAGATTATGTTAGTGCCATACCAATTTGTTATTGTAAACCGGGTGAAGCAGATGACATTATCAACAATATTAGAAATAGTGAGTTTGACTTTAAACAATTTCACATAGATATTGATAGATATATTGTAAGAAGAACTGAAGACTATGAAGATGAAAGGTACATTCTATTTGCAAACTATGCATACAATGTAGGATAAATACGATATGAGCGGAATACTAGGAACACATGATTTAACTGGTGGTGTAACACAATCTATATATCAGTGCGACACTGATCAGTTCACTACGGCTAATATTAGCATTTGTAATAGACACAATGTTGACGTTGAGGTAACACTTGCAATTACAGATGCAGAAAATGCTTTTGATGATGCACGTTATATTGAATACGCAACGGTATTAAAACCAAAAGGTGTGCTTGAAAGAAGCGCAGTAACAGTGCCTACAGAAAAGTATATTACAGTTTTAAGTTCGCATAATGCAGTGAGTGCTGTGGCATATGGTATTAGAGCAGGAGATGATATAAGTGTATCTGCAATAACTGATAATACAGATAGTGTAGGGCCAGTATGGGTCACAAGTGCAGATATTACTTTGACTTACAATGAATATAATAATATTGAGCTAGAAGCAACAGATCCGGGATTTGTTACTTACACAGTTCAATCGGGTACATTACCTACTGGAATAATTATTACCGACGGCTTTTTACGAGGAACACCAACAGTACCTGGAGAGTCTGCAGTAACTATTAGAGCTACAGACGAAAGCGGTAACACAAGTGACTTAGTTGCAACTCTAGCCGTAGATGCTCTTGTTACACAAAATCTTAGAGCATACTTTGTTGCTGGGGATACAGCCAGTTATCCAGGAACAGGAACTACATGGTTCGATCTTAGCGGTAACGGTTATGATGCAACATTACAAGGCACAACAGCATTTGATGCAGGCGACAGCAGTATTAACTTAGGTAGTACTCAGAACACAACAAACTATATCACTCTCGATATTAACGCACTACAAGGTGCAAGTGAGTTTACTATAGATTTATGGTTACAACGAGACGCAGCAAACACAGATTTGGATACATTCTTCACAATGGGTAGTGGTAACCATGCGCTGATGTATCAAAGAACAAGTAACAGTGAGATAGCATTTGAAAACACTAGTGCAACAAACTTTAGTGGTGCATCGTTTACTAACGGAACAATAACAAATCTTGTTATGCGCGGAGTAGGCGGAACTGTATCTTTGTACAAAGATAATGTACTAATAGGTAGTGGTTCAAACACTACTACACTAAACGGTAACAGTACACTAGGTATTGTACTAGGACAGGAAATGGATGCAAACAACGGTAACTTCGAAAGTACACAAAACTTTAGAGGTAGATATTTCGAAGTTAAACTTTATAATAGATCATTAACTACCGATGAGCTAAACGCTAACTACGCGAACTCAAAAGCAAGATACGGATTTTAAAAAGGATAAAAAATGGCAAGTTCAATAATAAGTTCAACAATAGATGCAGCATATCCTGTAGCAGGTGTCGATAACGATACCCAAGGATTCCGTGATAATTTCCAAATT